TTGTCAATCTCTTTATTTGCTGCTTGTTCTAAAACCGTAATCATTGCATCCAAGCATTCTAAGAGATCTCTGTAACCAAATGCTTTTGCCATAGCATTGATTCTTTCTTTCATATCTGCTGCTTCTGCATCCTCAGGTGCAGATAAAGAAAGTCTTGTATAGAATGTTCTTTGTTTCTCAATCAAATACTTACAATCATCAATGTGATTTAGTTTCTGATCAAGAGGCATCATTGGAAGTTTCGATGACATGACCGCAACTTCTTGATAGGTCTCAAAGATATCTTTTAAATTTTCTTGTACTTGTTCAGATTGAAAGAATTTTGTCATAGTTTCTCTTTAATTGTTTCTAAAATAACTTTTTTATATCTTTGACAATCAATGTCAAGAAAAGGTTCATACTTTTTGATTACCTTTTTAGTTTCTCTCCAGATAGGATCTTTAATTACCTTATCTAGATTTTTTGTATACCCTATACAGTGTTCAAAAACAACTAAAGTTTCTAAGTCTACTTCACTTGCATAAAAACTTTTTAATAAGGGAGGATGTTGACCAGTAGAAAGAAATATGTTATCAAAATTATTGTTGGTCTCTTCTAATAGAAGATCAACATCCTGTTTAAATTTATATGTGAAAGACTCTTGATGAATCTTCCATTCGGTGTAGATATCCTTACTAAATGAACCAATGTAACCTTTAGGATCACTAATAAAATTAGCAACGAAATATCCTATAATTTCTTTACTTGGATATCTAGTTGCTAATTTTTTGAAAAAGTAACGATCACGTCTTTGTTCAAATGAGTTTTCATTCGCTCTTACTTTTCCATGATATTTAAAGTAATCGTATTCTTGTTTAGTAAAGTGTTGTTTAAGTGCAAGGTAAACTTTGTATACCTCAAAACCTGTCACAATGGTAAGACTCCCTTTGATGATGCCTTCATGTAATTTAAACGTTGTGCTTCATGCCTTAGTCTTTCTTTAAGGGGTTTTGATATCAATTTAGATACTGTTTCTAATTCGATATCATTTTCTTGGCAGTAAGTTACTACTGCTTCGATGTATGTAATTAGTCCGTTGGAACATTTCACTAACTTTTCAATCTCCTGAGAGAATTTAGTAGGTGTTAGAAATTTATCCTCTAGTTGTTCTTTAGGCATTTCTTCCCCTAACAAATTCTTCAATATAGGATTTGAGTAATTGTAAATAGTCATCAAGATTGTACTTCTGAAATACTTGAATAGAACCTTCTTCAGTGGCGATAAGTGTGACAATTTTCTTTACCTCTATACCAGATCTTTCAAGGAACATTGCTGCGTATGCAGTTTCTTGAACAAAATAGTTCTCGATGTAATCTTCCTTCTTTTCTTTAGTGGCAGTTTTAAAATCGATCACTGCTAACTCGCCCTCATATTCAGCGATGCAATCTACTCGACCTGCTAAACCAAGATAATGTGAATAGAGAAAGGTCTCTAAACAATGAATGTTGTTTATCTTGTTCAGTGTAGATTTTGCTGTTTGAAACATTCTAACAGACAATGGATTATTTTCCAAGTATCTGTCAAGATTTAATTCTCCTTTGAAATAATCTTCGGCAATGTTATGAAATGCTGTTCCTCTTTGAGTAGCACGAGCAGTAATACGATTAGCCTCTTGTTCACCAATTTTGGTTCTCCATTCTTTGAAGAACTGAGCGTTCTTGAACGATGTGATTGAGGTAACGCTTGGATAATATTTAGACGCACCAGGAATTGGATAGTATCTTACACCATCTTTATTAATTGGTTCAACATCTGGTTGCTCAAGGTCTACAGTAACAAATTCAAACATTAAAATCCTAGATTATATTTTGAAATTAGGTAAGACTTAACTAAACCAGAACGAACGATATCAGGAATACCAAATTCAATACATGAAAACTCTTTCATCTCTGAAAGGATTCTCATGAAATCTGAGATACCAGACTTATCATTCTCTCTGGTAAGATCGGATTGTGTGATGTCACCACACATCATAATCTTTGAGTCTTCACCGATTCGAGTAATCATCGAATCAAGTTCATGAAAATTGAGATTACTAAACTCATCGACAATAACAATACAGTTGTCCATAGTTACACCACGAATGAAACTTGTAGACCAGAAACTAATAGTCTCTTGTGCACGAAGATTGTCATAAAGCATCTCAAAAGAATTATCATCAGGCATACTAAACATATACCTAACCATATTCTTATAAGGTATCTGATACAATGCAGATTTATCTTCATGGTCACCTGGTAGGAAACCAATCTCTCTAGTAGGAACTAGAGACCTTACAATGTATATTTTATCATAAGGTGTGTTCTCGTCAAGTACTTCTTGTAATGCCAGATACAACATGATAAAAGTTTTACCTGTGCCTGCAGCACCATGGAGTAAAAGATTCTTACCCTCAGAATATTGAGCAAAAGCAGTCTTCTGATTGTCGGTCAATGGTTTGACCTCTGTCATATATGACTTGTCAATAGGTTTTTTTCTTTTCATTTGCTTCCTTGACATACCATTGGGGAAAGTTTTAGGAGCGTTAGTTCCTTTTCTTGCTCTTGCCATAATTTAAGTATATCGACTCAGATTTGCTTTAGGGTGTGCACTTTGGACTTTAGACATGACTTCTTTAAATCCGTCATCTGTCTTAGGTGTGCCATACATATGTCCACCGACACCTGCGTTCCAATCTTTGTCCCAATCAGGGTTATCTTTTCTCCACTGATCGTATTCTTTCATGGTCATGGAGAGTTCTTTCTTCTCTCCTGTAGTTTTATTTAGAACTGGGTAGGTAGGCATTTTAAATCCACTCCAATGCGGTTGAGATAGTTGGGAACTGCTCGATGAAAATTTTCTTTGCACCGTTAGCAATGTCCATGTGTTCTTTCTGCGTTCCATGTGCAGAACGTAGATCGATATAATGAATCCATGATCGGACTGTACCTGTCATATAGATTCTAGTTGGTGTTGCTAGAGGTAATACAAATCTTGCACACTCTTTTGCAATACCTTGATCAAGAAGTTGTTTATAGAGTTTCATACTCTCTTCAAAATGCTTCTTGACTTTGATATCAATATCTTGTTTTGTAAACTCATCGATATCATCAATAGAGTTTTGTCTATTCTTTGTATCTTGACGACGCAATTCAAACATAGGAATTTCTTCGGCAAGCATAGAAGAGTCTGCATAACGTTGCGAAAACTCTTGATATGTAAAACTACGATGACGTAATACTTGAGCAGCAATGCCTCTTGTAGTTTCAATTTGAAGAGTCATACTTGCCTGTTCAAAGATAGACCAGTGTTGATGCTTAATACAATAATTCAGCAAACCAGATACCTTAGGGTTATCTTGATTTACTGGATTACTTACTCTTGCGATGTATCCGATAGTTTTTTCAGCATCGGGTGTTACTGATATCAAAGACACACTTGTCATGCTTTGTCAAATAAAAGTCGAGATAAAACGTATAGTGCTAATGCTTTTAAATATCCTATGGTTGCTATACCAAATAGACCAGGCATTAACCAGTTCCATATGAGCATTATCATAGCAGCTTTTATGAATGGTGTCAACAGTGCACCTAGTGCTTCACCTACTTCTTTGTTTTGCTGCTTCTGTTCTTCTTCAGTTAATTGTTTTTTGAATGGAGAGTATACTGTCATCTTCTTTTCTTTTTAGGTTTTGGTGCTTTAGGATCTTGCCACAATTTTGGACTAACTCTACCTTCTGATTGAACGAACTTAACAAAATTCTTTTTGTATAGATCATAGTAGTAATCAAAAAGGTCTACTGCCTTAGTAGCGATTGCGATATCAAACAGACTCTTTCCTTCTTTCGCATCTTTGTATTCAACAAGATAAGAATTGTACGGCAAAGAAGTATCCTTTGCAGCATCAGGACTACAATTCTGATTGACGATTGTAACTTTGGTCAACTTCTTTTACCCCAAACAATTTGTGGAAATGCTTCTTGAACTACTGCTTTAGTAATTCTTTTATACTTAGAAGTAATCTTTTTATCTTTAGCAAGACAAATCAACTCTGCCTCATCCTTAGACAGACCTTCTAGTAATTGAACAAACATAGTTTCCCTTTTCAAGGAAGGTAGTTTGTCTTGTCCACCTTTCACGAATCTATAGAGTCCTTTGTATTCGGTCTCTAAGCGTGTGTGATCAGTGCCAATAGGTGCATCATTAGGTGTGTATGGAACCTCACCTTCTGGGAGCATAGAGATAACGCTCTCGTCGAAGTTGATAATCAATACTTGTCGAAGAGCATTGCTATTGTGTTTTCGTAGCAGATTAATTTTCTCTGCTTTTGTTTTAGCATTTGAGACTTTTCTCAATACTTCTGTTAGTAACAATCGAGTGTTACTGTTTTCCATAGATCTGGGCATAATAAAAAATTCCTAATTAATCCTCCTCATCCTCTGTGTCATGTATGTGATCCCATGGAGACGGAGGTCTGACGTAGATGAGTTCATCGTGCATCATGTTTCCTTCTCCATCGAACATCTCTGGATGAGTAACTGACTTGGCATAAGCAGCGTTTTCGATGTAATCTTCAACGTATCCTTTTGCCAACCAAGAG